CGCAAATCAGCACGCTAGCTGGCAAGATTGAAACTAAAATCTCCAGGGTTGACCTAGACAGTGCTATTGATAGCAAAGGTTTTTTGAAAGAATCTGACGTCAATAGATTGGTCGATAACAAAGGTTTTGCGACAGCTACGGCTGTAACAAACCTTATCCAACAGTCTGAACGAGGGACAACCCAGCTTATTAGCGAGGTCAAGAAACAGATTCCGTCAGTTGACACGCTGTCCGTAGGTGGTGAAAACTTGATCCGTAACTCAGCATTTCCAGAAACGCTTGACAATTGGGGTTATTGGGAAGTGCCACAACCTAACTCGAATTTATCTGTGTCAAGTCATTCATTCTATTACAACGGTTCTAAGCCGTTGTTTTTGCTTTCAACAACAACAACAACAACGCCTAGCGCTACGCTGAGATTTCCAGTGAAACGAAATACCAACTATTCGCTTAACGTTTCAATCTTGGCAGGCGGCAACCTAAAAGGGATGGATATCTATTTCCTTGGGCGCAAGTCAAACGAATCTAAAACTTTTAGCAAAGTAGTTAACATCAAGCATTTCGACGGTTCGCCATCCACAAGCGGTGTTAAGAAATTTCACTTCACTTTTAACTCCGGCGAATGTGATGAAGGCTTTATCCGTATTGATAATACTGGCACAACCAACGGCAGTCAGTCTATGTTATTCTTCACCGAGCTGGATTGCTATGAGGGAACTATGGACCGTGCTTGGCAACCGTCTCCGAAGGACGCAAGCCAAGAGGTGACAGTCAAGTTCAATGAAATCAAGTCTACCGTTGACGGTTTCAGCCGGACAATCGGTGAACACGGCAAGTCTATTTCGCAAATTATCCAAGAGGCAAAAGGTACTGTTTGGAAAGTCGAGAACCTAGAGGACAAGTGGTCATTTAATCTCGGTGTCACTAACAAGCAATTAGACAAGCTGGGCACTGGTCTCGAAGCCACCAAGTCCGAAATGTCCCAGATTGCAGGGTCTTGGGCAGTTAAGAATCTGACAAGGTCCGGTGATGTGCTTAACCAAATTAATCTCAATAAAGACGGCTCAGTTAAAATCGACGGGAAACTGGTTCAAATCACTGGCTCTACCTACATCGAAGATGGTGTTATTAGCTCAGCAAAAATCGGTGAACTTTCAGCAAGCAAAATCACTAGCGGACGCTTAAACGCTTCACTCGTTGATGTCGTTAACCTAAACGCTTCAAGCGTCACAAGCGGTACGTTTACCGGTTTGAACTATCGAGGAGGCAGAATGGAAGGGCTTAACGGATCAATGAGAGTTGACTTAAACCAATCTGAGATTCATTTCTACGACAATGCAACGATTGAATTTCATAACAAAGACAATGCGATCGTTCGACGTAAAGGGACGCACACAGCGTTCGTGCATTTCAACGACACTCCACCAGATGAAGATGAAGGTGTCGGCTCGTTGTTCGCTGCCATAGGCGTCACATCGTCTGGGGATGGAATCAATTCAGCGTCATCCGGCCGTTTCTCTGGGCTTCGAGTGTATCGCGCCGCAAGAGGGTTGGAGCATAATGCAGTTTTCGACCAAGCTGAACTGTATGGTGACAGAATCTTGCTAAAAGACGACTTTTATTTTGATCGTGGGTACTCTTTCCACCCGGCTTCGCTTCCAAAGGGGCGCTGGATAAATGTCACCAATCTAGGATTTGCTGCCGCAGCTCTCGCAAGGGTTTGGCAGCATTTTCTAAATGTAGGCGGAAACGGGAGAGATCCAGCATTTATTAACGCTTTAAAAAATGAGCAAGCCACTTTCGGCAAAATCGCCCATTGGTAAAAGGAGAATTTATGAACGAACAAATCTACACTTCAATGATTCGAGATATCGCAAGTCAGAACGCTAATTTGACTATTGAGAAGGCCGAGTTTAAAGCTCGTTTGCAGGCAACTGTTAGCGAACTTGAGCAGGTCAAGTCTCAACTAGAGCATTATCAAAATGTACTAGCGTCTGATTCAGACCTTAACGACCTCTTTAATGAGGCAGCGCAGAAAGGAGCGGCTAATGAATAAGTCTAATTTCAGTGTTACATCGAGTTATCTGACCAACCCGACAACAACACGGATTGCCATCCAGTCCAAAGATGGCTCGACGTGGTTGACACGAGACGTTCCAGGAGACCACACAAGCAAGGCGGAAGAAGCTAAAATCCAGCTTATCTTGGACATCTTAGCGACTGAGTTGGACCCAGCTGGAGCGCTAGCACGCTATCAAGCTAAGTCAGAGGAATCTATCAAAGACCTTGACAGTCGCTTGAATTTGGCTGAGAAAGTAGCTGAACAAAGCGAATTGACTCGTAAGATTGCTAACGTGTCCATCCTCAATGCGGTAATGAGTCAGAATATCCAATATGGCACAATCTACAAGCAATATTTGGAATTGTTGCCAGTTGCTAAAGCAGGCGATGCGTTCAACGCTGGGGATATCTTCGCTATCGAAGACCCTAGTCATGAGGAAGTGGACGGAGAAGGCAAGCTGGTACTTATCCAAGTTAACGGGTCTTTTACTTACGAAAATCAACCATTCGCTGATTTTGCAAAGGGTGGCAAGCTCGAAAACAATGGGATTGCCACTGCATGGCTATTCAAACCGAAGGAGGGTTAATGGTACAGAAACCAGACGGCATTTTTGGTGTCTTCGATGTGGTTAGAGACTTCTATGCGCACGGTATCGATGAGCATTTATGGGTGTTCCTGCTCATGATTATCATTTTCAGCGATATCGTTATTGGTGTGTCCAGGGCTTGGGCCGCTCATGAGTTTTCAAGCTCTAAATTTCGTAAAGGGCTAGTCAGTCATACAGCCATGATTACGTTTGTAGCCATCTTCTATCCGTTCGCAGTATTCATGAATTTAGGTGGTGTCCTAGATACATTTATCTTTGCCATGATTGCGGCTTACGGATCTAGTATTTTGGCTAGTCTATCAGCACTAGGGGTGGAAATCCCTTATATCGACAAATACATTAAGAAAAATATCGACAAAGAGAAGTTTTTTCTTAACTCAGAAGAAAAGGAGAAGAATGACAATGATTAATTTTAAACTACGTTTGCAAAACAAAGCTACTCTAGTAGCTCTTATCTCAGCAGTTTTCTTGATGTTGCAACAATTCGGGCTTAATATCCCTAGCAACATTCAAGAGGGTGTAAATACATTCGTTGTGATCTTGGTAATCTTGGGTATCGTAACTGACCCAACAACTAAGGGCGTAGCAGATAGCGAACGAGCATTGAACTACAATGAACCTCGTGAGGGCTAGCTTATGTCTAGACTCATGACCTCTATCAACCAAATCGAAGGTGGTGACGTCCTTAAAAGCGGGGACACCACTTCCGTATTTGGTTTTGAAATTCTGGGTTATGATGGAAAACGCATGGAGCTGTCCGGAACTGGTAAGCTCACGCTGTCAAATGATGAAACCGTGGCACTCTATCAAGATGTAACCGTAGAAAACGGGCATTTTACCTTTGTCATGGGCGATATCGTAGAGCCCGGCACTTACTACCTCGAAATTAAACTAAATGGGCACATTTTTCCGTCAAATAATTTCAAGGTTAAAGTTAAGAGCTCGCTTAACATCGACGGTGCGATTCCATCGAAAAAAGACCCTAAACTAAAACTACTAGCGGATGAATTGCGAGATTCTGGGTTATTGGGTACGCAAGACAGCCCAGCAGACCTATTAAATGCGTACAATTTGGCTAAGATTTAAGAAAGGAAAAACAAATGGCTAACAAATTACAAGAATTTGCCACAGCAGTCGGGACTGACATCAAAGAAATTAAAACAGCGTTGGCTGGCAAGGCTGAGAAAGGTGAAGTAACCGCTAACGGCATCACTCAAGACCAACTTAACACTGCCATTCAAGGTGTTAAGACTACTATTCTGGGCGAAGGCGTCCCAGAAGAACTTGACACACTCAAAGAAATCGCTGATAAAATCGCTGCATCGGGTGGCAATACTGACAGTGGTATCATTTCAAAAATGACCGAGCTTGGTACTCGTATTGATACCATTGAACAAGAAGACCTTGTGAGCGTATACAACGCAGCGAAAGCGTGATTATTATGAGTAAGTTTACAGAATTTGCTCAAGCGGTTGGGACGGATATTAAGGAAATCAAAGATAAACAATCCTCATCGTTGACTGTCAGCCAAGCATATGGCTTATTTCCAACATATAACAACTTTTTTCAGCAAGTTATGGAGCAAAATAAATTTGCGGAAGACCCGATTGCAACAAAATCTCAACTGCCTACAAGTGAAATTGACGCTTTAAAACAGAAGGTTGCTGATTTAGAAAGAACGCTCTCGGAAATTAAACAGACTATTCAAAAATAATTATGAGAGACGAAATTAACATAAGGAGGCCTAATATATGGCAACAGATAACGACATCATTCAATTTGCAGAAGACCTAGCTAACGCTGGCCTCGGTACCGATGCAGATGGAAGTTGGGGCACACAATGCGTTGACTTGCCTAACTCTATCTCAATCAACTTCTTTGGGCGTGCTCTTTGGGGCAATGCGATTGACTTGCTAAACTCAGCGGCAGATGCAGGCTATGAAGTGGAATATAACCAAGAAGGCAATCTTGACAGCCGTCCACGTCGTGGGGCTGTATTCGTCATGGATACCACTTACATCGCAGGGCATTCATACGGCCACACTGGTCTGGTTATCGAAGATTCAGACGGCTACACCATGCGAACCATCGAGCAAAATATTGACGGTAATGCTGACAGCCTATATGTCGGTGGTCCCGCTCGTTACAACACACGTAATTTTGATGGCATTGTAGGCTGGTTCTATTTCCCAACAGACAACCAATCACAATCCCCTGCACCAACTCCAGCCCCGTTTGATGGTATAATTACTATTAACGAGGAAACCGGGGTATTTACGGTTGAAGTATCAGCTCTTAATGTTCGAGCTGGTGCCGGTCTAGGTGCTGAAATCGTGGCAGTCTATGGAGCTGGTGAAAGTATCAACTATGACGGCTGGTGTGACGTTGATGGCTATATCTGGATTAGCTACATTGGCGGGTCTGGAAATCGTCGCTATGTCGCAGTTGGACAATCAGAGAATGGGCGACGTGTAACGTCGTTCGGATCATTCGCTTAATCAAGACCACGCAAACTAAAATAACGAAAAGGAGTATATCACCTCCCCTCAGACCACAGTAGGGATAACATGGTGGTAGTGGTCGAAGCCTCAGCGTCTTGCTGGGGCTTTTTTTGTGTTATAATATACCTACAGCAAAAATGAGATTTTGAAAAGAAAAGTGTCAGTAACTCTACGGGGTCTGATGCGCAAACAATCTCTATTTTTTGACTGTTCCAAAGACTGATTGGGTTCAGCGCCATGTAAGCTATGTGCACGTAGCCCGATGGAATTTCTGGAACGGGTGCCGTAGCGCCCACCGAAAAGGGTTGTTTCGACAGTCCTTTTTGTGTTATAATGATTATCCATCATAGGCAAAGAGCTACGAGGAAACTCATAGCTCTTTTTTATATTTGCTAATCTATGTGATAAGTGATAATATATCCCTTGGAATACTTGGTATCATTTCGATAAATTCCTCGAACTGTCCCCCGGCTTTTAGTCGGGGTTTTTTGTATTTCCCTGATATAACATTAGACATCTAAACTAAATAGAGGCACACTATAGATGTACTTTAGGCGATTACGTGCCGAGTGTTTTTGTTTTTTTCTATTGTCGCTTGGTAGTCTATGCTGCCAAGTCTTTTTATGAAAAAAGGGGCAAATAAGGGGCAATAAGTGTAAACTTTAGTAACTTTATGTGAGTTTTGCCGTCTACATCTTACACGCATATATCCTTATTTAATAGGTTTTCTTCCTATTATATACTTATCTAAAAATCAATTAACTTTCCCGCACAGTAAAATAAGAT